GGTCGAGAGGTCAACATGTCAGATCAAGCGGTAGATGCTGCTATGCAAACGATGGGATTTACTAGGTACAGCCTTTATCGGGGGAGAGATTTTCTGAAGGGCGACACTGGGGAAAAGGTTAAAGGGTTGTTTGCTGACCTCGTGCTTCCCATAAGGTTCGTATTTGATCCAGTTGATGACGCACTTAAAGCCAGCCAAGGAAAGGTTCAGGGATTTGAAGACATTACCAGTGTGAGGAATGTACCTTTTGGAGTTGGAAAGACTGCTTACTGGAGGTTTGGGGAAGGCAAGAAGAAAGAGGAGTCTAGGAAAACAGGCAGCATTAATATGGATAACATGGTGGATTTCGATTTCAACATGGACATACTAAAGTAATGGAAACAAACCCAATAGATGCCTACCTAAAGGACTACCTGCAGCACCTGATATGGGTGGGGTTGTCACTGGTTTGCTGGATGCTAATAAAAGATTTCCTAGCAAAACTAGCAGCAGGTATTTCGTTTTATGCTAGCCCCACATGGAGCGTTGGGGATGAGTGCTTACTTGAGGGTAAGCGTGCGATTATTAGCAGCATTGGACTGAGAACGACAGTGTTTCAGATCAGGCAAAACGGAGAAGTCAGGTGGAGGTTTGTGCCTAATGACAAGATTGTAGAGCTAACTTTGGAGAAGGTCGTAGACCTGCATACTGTCGAGTCCAAAAAGTCAGAGTGATGAAGACCTTTGTATTTGCCAGCGATTTGCACGGTGACCACCAGAACCGTGAAGCTGTGCAAGTGCTGCTCAAATTTTGCGAACAATACAAGCCTGACATTAGGATATTTGGCGGAGACTTATTTGATTTTCGTGCCATCAGGCGCAATGCTAGCAAAGCTGAACAGAGTGACAGCATGGCAGCAGATGTTGAGGCAGGCATGGAGTTTCTTGATTTGTTTCAGCCCAATATATTTTTACGAGGCAATCACGATGAAAGGATTTGGGACGTTGCTAGGACTACCGACAATGGGCTAGTGCGTGATGCAGCAGAGATGGGTATAAAAGACATCACCAAAAAGGTTAGGTCAATAAAGTGTCGCATGATCCCCTATGACTCAAGGATTGGGATATACAAACTGCATGGGTTGGTTTTTATACACGGGTTTCACGCTGGATTATATGCCACCAAGAAACACGCAGAAGTATATGCGCCACCCGGTGGGTGCGTTTTACATGGACACACTCATAGCATACAGTCTGCTAGCATTGCTAGGCTTGGGAGCGCAGAGGGCAGGGCTGTCGGATGCTTGGCTGATCTCGACCCTGAATACAACAGGCATCAAACTGCTAGACTAATGCACCAGCATGGGTTTGCGTATGGTGTTGTAAGCCCCAAGGGCTGGGAAGTTTTTCAAGCCAAGCCTGATTCGTCAGGCGTATGGCATACTGCAACAGGGATAACGACATGGAAGACTGGATAAAGGTACTGCAAGACATTGAGGAGAATAAAATACTTAAACCTGTTGGTGAGGGCTGGAAGCCCATGCAGTATTACCTCAAAGAGTCCCCGTATGGGATAGCCAAGACGAGGATGCTAATAACTAAAGCAGTAAAAGAGGGGGCAATGGAAAAGTTTTCTGGTCAAGCCAAGGGTAAGCGTGGAAAAACAGTCAACATGGTTTACTACCGACTGGTCGATCATCCTTAAATGTGCCATGTGCTTCAGCATCCATTAGGATAGCTACGCTAGCAGCAACATGTGCTAGGTGCGGAAGAAAGCTCTCCTTATCCCTGTCCTCTCCGTCATACCAAGCGTCTATGTGTCGCTTCATTGCAGAGACGTAGGTGCTGGCGAGGTATCTATTGCTGGGGTCACGCCAGTTCCACGCCCCATATTTTCTAGCTCCTGTTGATAGAGCATGCGCTACTTCCCTGCTGAAAACGGGGGGGATTAAATGGAGTGGTGCTTTAGCCGCACCTAATTTTTGCTTAGGGTCACTCATTTTGGGTAGGGTTGCTGCGCATAGTTTATGTGCTTTCGGGTTCGTTTTCTCCACATTTTAGGGCCGCACAGATATACGTACCTATGCTTTCTGGCCCTTTCTTTCATGTAAAGTCTGTCTCCGTATCTAGCAATCAAGGCAGCTTTTTTATTTAAGCTAGGGTCTTTGTCATACCTGCCTACGCTATCTTCTATGGAGCTATGGTGCATGTGCTCCAGTCCTCGGACAGCGTAATCCTTAAAGGCAGCACTCAATCCGTGATAGGAGAAATTGCATGCTTGGTAAACAGTGCCGATGTGGTTCTGCTCAGTGTCAGCAAAAGATACAATTATTTTTTTTGACGGAAGCAGCTTGAGGCTAGCAGAAACTAATCTACTTGCTTCATTCGGAAGATTATCCAATAGGCATAACCTATTTAATTCTAGCACACTATCCGCAAGACCTTCCCCAGCAATTCCATTTCTTAGTGTACTGCTAAACGGAACTCCATACGTAACAACACCAACAATCAATCCACCCCTCCTGAGTGCGAACGCATGGCTTATGCTAGGCCAACGCCTTGCATAGTGTATGCCCATTATGAAAGGCACGCAGTCTAATCGTGTGGCAACTGTGACACTGTAATCTCCAGCACTAAGCTCAGACTTCCTTATGAAGCCAACCTCTAGGCTGCTAAATAGCTCCTCTTGCTTCAAAAGGGAACTTCATCGTCCTCTGCCACGGGCCTGCTAGCAGTAAACTCATTACGTTTTTCCACGCTAGCATTTGATGGGGGTGGTGTACTGGAAACTGCTGGCATAGGCTCGGCCTCTCTTGGTTGGTCGCCATCAAATTGTCCAGCGACTCGCAGGTCTATGATTCTCAGGTCGGTGAAATACATAACCCTTCCCTCTTTTTCCCAACGATTTGATGTTGGGTAAAAAACTGCCCACACGTCCGTGCCTACTTGGATGTCGCCTATGAGGTCTGTCTTGTCCCCAAACGCAGTCAGGTACAGGTGTTTGTCATATTTGTCATCATGCAGTTTGATGTATAGTCCCTGTTTACTGGTCTTAGAGAAGTGCTGAATCTCCCCGACCTCCACTATGCTGCCTTGAACTTGGGTTCTTGTGTCGTTTTTTGGTTCCATGTTATATATAATTAGTTTGAAGTGGTTCACCCTATTGACCGTTAATATAAATTTGCAAGATTTTTTTAAAAAATATTTGACAACACTGCAGGCAGATACCAACTTGCCCAAATGGAAACCACCAATACCACTACTGAGGATCGGCTCCTGTCGATGGAAAAAACAATACAGATGCTTGGCTTCAAGACGCACCGCAGCATTTACGACCTAGAAAAGAAGGGCTTGCTGGCCCCTGTCTACATTCCCGGGTCATCCTTGAGGCGATACCGATTCTCGGACATTCAGAAATTTATAGCTAGCCTCTAATATTTAGTCAGCCAGCAGGGTCACGATGTTTTTCATTCCATATTTTCATCAAAGCAATACGGATGCGTTGACCCATCCTACGCTGCCCTGCTGGCTGGCATGTTAGAGAACACCTATCCATTTATAAAGGACATGCCGCCCCAAGAAATGGCGGTATGGCTCATGGCGCAACACATAACTAATGCGTTTGGTTCTGCCTACGTAAGAAAGGCTGGCAATAACTTACTGCTTATGGAGCAACGTCCTTCGTTTGTTAGGTGGGCCGAGGGCGTTAGATTTACCAGCGCAGACGACTACCCCAATGAAAAGATTTACGTATGCCACGCAGAAACATTTAATAAAACAAAGCCAGCCTGCGTCTACATTCTTAACCACAGCATGACATATTTCCTGCGTCTCAACGCATGGACTAGCAAAAGCTGGGAGCGCAGAAAGCACAAGAACGATGCTGGCCAATATTACACTGCGCTATGGGCTGCTAAAAATTTATGCGAGTGCTATCCGCTAGGGGCTAAACCTGTGTGGAAAAGGTCTCGCCAAAAAAACCAAAACAAAAACCAATGACTGAAAACGAAACACCGACAACGATCAAGGGCTGGCTTAGTACCAGTTCTTTTCAAGAACAAGTGCAGGCTGCACTACCCAAGCAGATAGGGGAGGAGCGGTTTATACGAGCTGCAATAACCTCTGTTAATCTTAACCCTGCGCTTGCTAAATGCGAGCCTAGCAGCCTGCTCAATGCCTGCCTAGAGCTGGCGCAGTACGGTCTCATGCCAGATGGCAGGCACGCCCACATAATACCCTATGGTAAGAAAGCAACCCTTATAATAGATTACAAAGGTTACGTTGATCTACTCCATAGGTCAGGCAGGATCAGTAAGATTCATGCTGATGTAGTTTGTGAGAATGATACGTTTGAGTACGACAGGGGCGAGGTAGTCGCCCACAAGATTGATTTCTCTAAGCCGAGAGGGGACATGTACTGCTGCTATGCCATGGTGAAAACAAAGGACGGCGTTGAGACCGCAACAGTTTTGAGCAAGCAGGAGGTTGATAACGTAAGAGCTATGAGTCGAGGCGGTGATTCGCCAGCATGGAAAAACCACTACCCAGAAATGGCTAAGAAAACTGCGCTGCGCAGACTCACCAAAATGTTATCTATCTCGCCTGACGTAGATGCAGCTATTGCTAGGGACGATGAGCAGTTTGAGTTCAGTCAGTCCAAGCCAGCCGAGCCTGTGTTTGAATCTACTTTTATTGAGGATGCTAGCAAGGAGTCCAGTGATGAGCAATGAGCGAGGAGACAAGCCAAGCGCAAGCGCAGCGGCTAGACTCATGCAATGCCCAGCATCGCATCAGCTTAGTCTCCGTTGTGCTGAACCCACAGAATCGGAGTACGCAGCATCTGGTACTCGCATTCATCAGGTACTGGCTGGCGAGGCTGAAGCCAGCACGTTAAATGAGAGCGAGCAAACCACAGCACGAATCTGCACTAGCCTACTTGATAGCTTGCAGGCGCAGACATTTGATGGAGCTGAACCTGAGATTCACAGGGAGATAAGGCTGTGGCACAATGACGAGCTGTCTGGTCAGCTAGATGTTCTGATGCACCACGAAGGAATCGGTCTGGTTGTTGATTACAAGACGGGCCGAGGCGAGGTGGAGCATGCAGCCCGTAATGCACAGCTACGCTGGCAGGCTGTGCTAGCACGTAACGAGTTCAATCTCACCCAAGTTACAGTTGCTATAATTCAGCCGCTGGCTGAAGGTGATAGCGTTACGACCTGCTTATACTCTACTGCCACTCTTAACATGGCTCAGAGAGAAATGGAGGCTTGCATCAAAGCCATAGCAGACGAGACTCAGACTCCCAGTCCATCGGCTGCAGCTTGTAAATACTGCCGAGCAGCACCGATCTGCGAGGCAGCGCATGAGTCAGTGACTGTGCTAGCAAGCACAAAGCCGACAGAGTTATCCACCGAAAGGATGGCTCAACTCCTAGACCAATGCGACCTAGCCGACAAAGTCATTGCCAACATTCGGGCTGCTGCAAAGCAAGCCTTGCTGGATGGTAAGGAAATAGAAGGCTGGCACATGCGAGCTGGCAGCACTCGGCAAAGTATTACTGACATTGTGGGGCTATATGCGCACCTGTCGGGCGAATACAGTGTGAGCGGTGAGCAGTTCGCTACCGCCTGCACGATTACCAAGGGCAAGGTCAAGGTGATTCTTAGGGAAGCCACGGGACTCAAGGGCAAAGACCTCGACGCACTTACATCGTCTGTCGTTGGTTCGTATGGAGAGGATAAGGCTACAGCACCTAGTCTAAGGAGGATAGCCTAATGTCCACAGTACAATACGGTGCTGCCGTATGCCATCACCACGGTCTCTTTACGAGGCCGATGGTGCTGCGCATACTCATGTACATACATGCAAATGGTAGCGAGTCACGATTCACAAACACCACTTTCGGGGTGGATCGGTATCCATATCGGCAGGCTCTTGATTACCTAGAGAAAGCCAGCATAATCACCACCAATAGAACCAGCCACGGAGTATGTGCTAGCATAGTGGACAAGCAGGTTCAGGCACTATTTGGTAGATCAAAAAAGCCAGCCAAGCAGCCAGCCAAGCAGCCAGCCAAGTCACCCCCCAATGATACTCTAACCCCCCTAAATTCCCCCCCTATAGTCCCCCCGAGGTGGACAGTAGATGGTAAGGATTTGCCAAGCGAGCTTGAGACCAACCGATTTAGGTCGGCTTGGGTTAGCTGGCTGGAGTACCGAAAGGAAATCAGGAAACCGATGCGTGAGAGAACACAGCAGATGCAGCTCAAGAAGCTGACTGCTATGGGACATGATGGAGCGATAGCATCAATCGAGCAGAGCATTGCACACGGATGGGTCGGCTTGTTTGAGCCAAAGCAAAATGTTACACCAATCAAAAACGAAAACGAAAATGAACCAAATTGGAAATCAATTATCAACACAATGCCAGAGCGGATCAGAGGGTTGGCAGAGAAGTACGAGAGATGGGAGAACTTCCCCGACTACCTCCGAGACGAGCTTACTGCCAGCCTCAGCCCCACCCCCAGAAGCGAGGCAGTATGAGCAAGGGCTAGTCTCTGGGATATTCAGAGACCCCTCCGTGCTAGATGATGCTGTGGCTCAGGGTGTTACTGTTGACCATTTCTACACCCCCCTTCTTCGGCAGGTGTACGAGGCACTGCTACCTATTGCTGCTGCTGGTGAGATACCTGATGAGCTGGCAGTGTGGGAGCATGTCAGGAAGTCCGACCCAGAGGTCACGCTAGCAGACATCAACGACCTATCCAGAGAGTACAGCACGGGCATACAGTCCCCTCGATACATTGCTGGAATCCTGCGTTGCCATGAGTTGAGGCAGCTACACAATCTGGGCCTGCGTGTCATTGACCAGACGCAAAAGCAGGTTGAGCCAGCCGAGATCATAGCGCAGATGGAGAAGGCTGCACTGGAACTAGGTGCTAGCGAAGGAGCCGAGGGGTTTCATCCTGCCGTAGACTCTGCCGTGAAGCTCATAAAGAAGCGCAATGATACAGGCTATGGGTTGATCGGGCTTCCCACTGGAATAGGATTGCTAGATAGCATCACCACAGGGTTGCGTCCCGGCAGTTTAAATATCCTTGGGGGTAGACCCGGGGGCGGAAAGACTACGCTAGGATTGCAGATCGCATTGAACATTGCTAGGTCTGGCAAGTCAGTTAGGTTCTGGTCTCTGGAGATGACAAAGGAGCAGGTAGCAGAGAAGCTGCTAGCAAATGTTTCAGGGGTTCACGTACACAAAGCTGCAGACGGAATGCTTACAGACCCAGACATGTATGAACTGGCAAAGGCTGGAGAGGAGATTCAAAGTCTGACTCTTGCCGTTGAGGATAGGGCAATGGTCAACCCCTCGATAGTCAGGAGCACTCTCAGGCGTGACTTGCGCAAGTCTCCAGCCCCTGCTCTGGTTGTCGTTGACTATCTGCAGCTAGTCCGACCCAGTGACAGGTTCCTACCAAGGGAGCAGCAGGTTGCTAGCATGACCCGTGAACTCAAGCTGTTAGCACTGGACACAGGGGTTCCGATTCTCTGCCTGTCGCAGCTAAATAGAGCAGGCGAGACAGAGGGAGGCAGGGAGCCGAGGGTTAGTGATCTGCGAGAGTCGGGGGCTATTGAGCAAGACGCTGATGCGGTACTGCTGCTTTGGCCTGACGAAGATCCCAGCAAGGTTAATCTGAAGGTTGCAAAGAATAGGCATGGGCCTTGTGGCAGGCTGTCTTTGGATTTTGCTAGGGGCTTACACAGACTAACAGCGTAGACAAAAAAGCCCCAGCTAATAAAACGGCTGGGGCTTTTTGTTTGTTGCTAGCTGATTCAGTGCTCGTATCCGCATTCCTCGCAATACAGGCAGGGTTCGTTGCCTTCGTCTGGCACTCCGTTAATGCAGGATGCTGGAGTACCTTCATCATGCCTCAACTTTGAGCCACAGCAGGGGCAATCCATTGAGCCGCAAACCATTTGGTTCTGGTCTTTTGCGTATACGTCCATCCAGTCTGAGCCAGATGTTTCTGGGTCATTGCAATGCGCCTGCGCCTGTTCTAAGGTCAGGCATTCTTTAATGGTCTCAGAGATTCCATGATCTCTGTAAACTCTGACAATTTTGTAATTCATTTTACCTTAGTCATTAAGCTAGCAGAAAAACGCAAAGCTTCTTTCCTTGTTTTAAAAAACTCAGGACGGGGACTATTTCTCTGCTTTAGAATCCAATGGCCTTCGCAAAGCTTAATCAATTGGTAGTCAGGAACCCCGTCGAGGCATTCCTCTGTTGCGTAGCAATCCATTGCTACTCTTTTCCATGTTGGATACATATCAATTCCTCCCTAATCCTGCTGTTCCCAAGCTTAGGGAATGCTCAAGCTGCTTTGTCATCAGCACAACAAGAATACTGCAAGCCATTCGGTGCAGTATATTGATCACGTGATTGCCTTCTGAATCCTTGCGTGCGAATCCCCCAGTTGCCTGCATAAATTTCTCTGCTAGCATGCGCTCATCAAGGGGGGTCATCTCAATGATCTTCAAGCATGACTCTGGCTCCTGTGTTAATGGATGATCTTGGCAGGCTCGGAGGATTTCTCTATCCATGTCCTCTGTGCCAATGTTTTCCTTTTCGATTAGCTCAATCAGGATGTCCCCAACGTGTTCAAGTAATTTGTAATAATTCATTTTTTTATTTGGTTGATGTGTATTGATAAAGAGAGACCCCGACAGCGAGGCCCCAGTAAACGAGTAATATTAATATTTCCATGATTTTTTAGTTTGAGTTGATATGTATTGATGCAACCTACCTAGGTTGTCAAATCTTTTTTAATTATTTTTTTGGCTGGCTCATCAGTGCTGGCTTGCCAGACCAGCAGACAGGCAGGGGAGTTGAACCCCTGCCCGTTTCGCCTTTACTTGTTGATGATGTGCTGTGCTAGCCTCTGTGCTAGCTCATTTGCATCCTTGCTGATGAATGACTTTGCAAAGTGCTGATTCATTGCACGCCGCATTGATTTTGCGCTGCCATATACATTGACGCAGGCTGCTAGCAGATCAACCCCTTGTCTGCGGTAATAGTCAGTGTCAATGTCGCCATCAGTCAATGCGCCATCGGTAAAAATGACAACGCTGTCTGCTGCTGCTAGATCATGGCGATATTTGCGCAGCGTGGCCTGCACTCTCTCTGCGCCGCCGCATGGACTCAGTTGCATAAGCTGCTCTGGATTCCTGCCAGATGCATTCAAATGCGCATGCTTTCCATTAAGCTTGGCAGTCAGAATGATTTGAACGTCGAGAATGTTCTGCTGTGCTAGCATTCTGAATGCTGCGCAGAATTCTTTGCCGCCCCCTGTATCCCAGATGCCTCCCATGCTGCCAGATTGATCTATGACAAGGCAAATCTTGCGCTTGCCAGCATCTTGCTTGATTGAGCGAAAAGCAGCAGAGTTACCAGATATTACATTAGGAACGTGCAGCCTGCTGCCAGATTGTGAAACTCTAGTAGGTCTCTTTGCGCCATTCTTAATTAAGCTAGCTAACTTACTGGCAATCCTTCTAGCTTGTGGCAAGCTAGCAGCTTTACTGCTGTCATTTTGGGGCCATTCATTCCAAGCCAGCGCAGATGGGTCTGACTCACAGGCAGGTCTGCTTTTCATTTCACGCAGATTCTCTGGCTGCTCATCTGCAGTGGGGCATTTTTCCCCTGCGATTTCATCCTCTGGAAATCTGTGCTCAAATGATTTTCCGAATGTCTTGCAGAAATCAATCAGCAGGGGCAGCAATTCCTCTGTTGTTTCGCATTTGATGGCCCTGCGATAGTACTGGACAAGTGCTTTTCTGGCAGAGATTGTCCCTTTTGATTTCTTGCTGTTGAAATATTCAACAACCTCTGCCCCTGTCCATTCTGGCAGATAGGAGTAGGGGGCAGACTTGCTGCCAGCTTCGCAGATTTTAAGGGTTAGAATTGCCTCTGTTGGATTGTTCGTGCTGCTGGCAATTGCCTGCCATTTTTTCCAACCCCACGCCGTGCCAGAATGCCCCCTGCTAAAAGGGAAAACGCTGGCTTTTCCTGCTCTGTGTTCAATCCTGCAATCCTCAAAAAGATTGAGCAGCCTGAATGGGATTTTTTCTTCTTTTAATACTCTAGCAATCTTGCGGGGGTCTCTGCTAGTCTGCCTTGCATGCTCTGCCTCATGGCGCAGTACTGCCACGCAGAAATCTTTTCTGTGCTTGTCAGTGATTCCTGCAAGGTCTGCTGCTGCTGGCAGCCTTTCCCCTACTGTGATTACATGCGCAGACCCATCAAACACCCAGTTCGCAGATTGAATGCTGCTGCTGCGTTTAAGTCTAACTTGTATAGGATTTTCGTCAATTGCCAGATGCTGCAGCACTCCGCCTTTTTGTCGTGCTGTGATATTACGTTTTGCTGTGTTGATTGCTTGTTCTACAATTGTCATTTTTTTGACTTTCTATAGCTGGATGTTTAAGCTAGCAGGCTGGCAATTGAATCACATGCGCTGATTGAGTCTGGCAGCATGTCACCTGTGTCTGGATGCCAGCAGGCAATTTCGTCTGCTAGTCTGTCCTTGATGTACTCACAGACAGATTCCCTAGTTGCATCCTTGGAATGCTTGCAAGCACGTTCCAGCATTCTGAAATCTACTGGAAATTGAATGCTGCCATCTGCGCAGGCTGCTCTGCCTTTTTTCATGGCTGCAGCAAATGAGATTGCCAAGCCATGCGCATCTGAAATATCATAGCTAGCAGCTATTGACTGCGCCGTGCTAGCAGCTTGCGCCTCTGTCCATTCAATGCGAACTTTTTGGAATCTGCTCCAAAGTGCTTCAATTGGATTTGCAGGCCCTAAATTAGCTGCTGCAATAATGTGCAGATTAGCAGCCTTGCACGTGATCACTTCAAGGTTGCCATCTGGCAGCATGTGTCTTGTGCGCAGACGGTACTCCAGACCGTCCTCTGTCTTGTGCCCTGTGAGGAATGTTAAAAACCATTCTTGAACAGTCTCAGGCAATCTGAGGATTTCATCCAACAGCAGCAGGACAGATTTTCCTGTGCTAGCTGCCCTCACGGCCTGAGACAGCACGCCGTCTGAGATTGCAAATCCACCCTTGCCATCTGGCACAGGGGAACCTAGCAGAGTTGCAATTTCATCCATATCATTTGAACAGCCATGCTCTAGGTAAATGTCATAAGATTTCCCAAGCTGTCTAATGCTGTAGGATTTGCCGAATGAAGGCGGACTCAGTACTAAACTATGAGTGCCAGATTCAATTCCGGGCTTATACAATGGAGAGACCTTTTCCAGCACAGGATTTGACCCGCTAGCAGCAGCTAGCACAACTGGCAGACGTGCTGCAGCTTTGGCATCTGTCTTGATGACTTCTACTAATGCCTTCACTGCCCCCGTAGCATCTTCCAGAGATGCAACTTTATCCTGCAATGGTTTGATTGCAGATTCAACTGCAGCATTAACTGCATCTTCATCTACCCCTGCAGGCTGTCCTGCTGCTAGCTCTGCCAAGGCCTCTGCTAGCTTGTCCTTGGGGTCAACAGATTTCTTGATAAATGGCACAGACTTCTTTTCAATGCCTGCCTCATACTTCTCTGAATGTCTGCTAGTTAGTAAGCTTACTAGCTCGTCCTTTTTGAGCATTACAATTTGAGAGCCAGACTCTGGCCATAGGTCAGGCTGTCCTGCTTTGTTGGTACGTGCTAGCTCTCGCAGTTGTGCAGTTGTATAGTTGTTTACGTTTTCCATTTTTTGATTTGGTTGATATTGATTTTTTTCTGGCACAGCATGCGCCATTGCCAATCACTAGACACTACCTTGCATCACATGTCAATAGCATCCTGTGATTTTTTTTTGCTTGCCAGCATTTCCTGCCAGCCCTGTTATTTACTAGGCTGCTGCGTTGCAACGGGGCATTAGTGCAGCCATGCAGTGAAAAAAAACTGCAGTGAATTTTGAGTGCCAGCAGAAAACCTGCTAGGCTGCAGACTCATTTCAGACTGCCAGCCATGCACGCACGCTAGCAGCAGGAATGCTAGCCCCTGACAGACGCAAGACAGTCAGCGCATTGCCAGCACAGCCAGACAGGGGAAACATAGCCAGCTAGCAGCCAGCAAATAGCCTGCTATCCTGCGCATTTATCGAGACAGGCATGCGTAACTTTATGATGCAGGGGGGGGAGGGGGTTCGCCTCGTGCGCCCATCTCCCTCTGTATGGTTCCCCTCAGCCGATTTCCGTGATTTTCTCGCATGAAGGACTTGACATGCTCATCCAGATGCTGTGTGTATGTCCGAACTTCGTTAATCCGATGGTCACAGACAGCATGAAGCGTAACTCACGCAAGGTACTAAATGCCGCAAGCAGGTTAGCTATGGGTACAGTATCAAAAGCCGAGCTTGTGCGTGACGGATGGGACAAGGGTGACGTTGAATGGCTGGCCAGTAAGTCAGGCATGTTGCGTGAGGAGTTTATTGATGGGGCGATCTCTGAGATGGAGAACCTTATGTCTGAAGCATTTGAGCAATTGCATGGCAGATGGTCAGAGATGAAGGCAGGAGAGATACCTAAAGCTATGGATGTGCTTATGAAGCACTGGAAGGAGTTTAGCGCAAAGCGTAGCAGGGATCGTCAGATGCGTGGAGATGTGATTGATGTGACTAGTCTTGAGATTAGTCCCGACCAAGTAGTAACAGCCTTAACAGGAGGAGACACTAATGCCAAAGAAGACAGTAAAGAAGTCGAGCAGCAGGGGCAGACCGAAGCTACCGAGTGAGGGAGAGGTTACTGATGCGCAAGTTATGCGTGTTCCTTCTGTCAATCGTAGCATACTGATGATTGAGGGTCGTGGATTCAAGGGCAGGTGTCGTGTTCGCAAAGACAATCCGTTTAGGGTTGGTGACGAGATAAAGGTTAAGTGGAGCGGTGAGCGTGACCTTTATTATCTGCATGGCGAATACGATAAGAGGGGGAGGATTATAGGAGGGGGAGAATAATGGGTAAATACAGAGAGGTGGTATTGTCAAAGGAGGAGGATGGAACTTGGGAACTGAGAACCTTGTTGAATGGGTGGGGCAAGATTGGCTTGCGGAAGCTAAAGGGGGAGATGGGTGGACTACCTAAGTACAAGGGGATGAACTTGGAAGAGGCAGTTGAGATGCTAGATGTATGGCAGGGATTTGTGGACGATCAGGATGCTAGGTTAAATGCAATGGGAAAGAAAGCCAGTGGGAAAAGAAGGTGAGTTTATTTTGATTGATGGAATCCTTACGCCCATAAGCGAGGTGGATGTAAAGCATCGCTATGCAGATTTGTTTGGTGATGATGTCGTGGACGTTATGATTGATGGAGAGCATGGCAGGGAGCTGGTTGTGAGAAAGGTTATCGTTGAGACTAACGCTAGCAGATAGGATACAGCCATCCTTTGGAGTTCCTTTTCCTGATGAGTTGGATTGGGTCAATGGGTCAGTCAATCCTTTGGATAAGGAAAAGGCCGAGTGGATGATGAAGAATAACCCAGAGCGTGCTATGGCTTTGGCGCACTTGGTTAAGAACAGCACACAGCTCCAACGTCAAAGTCCTGTTAACTGGGGATGGAGGCTACCCATGTGGCAAAGGGTCTTGGATAACTGGAAGAAGTATAAGGTGCATGTGATCTTTGGAGGGAACCGTAGCACCAAGAGTACATTTGCTAGCAGGCTCATGGTTGACTTGCTGCACAGGATACCTGCGGCAGAGCTAAGAGGCTTTCATGTTAACACCGAAAGAAGCAGGGATGACATGCAGCGTTTTGTGTGGGAGGCACTTCCTGCTAGCTTGAAAGAGATGGAACCGAAGAAGGGAATAAACTACTCACTTCTTTACAGTCAAAAAAACGGCTTTAGTGACGCAAAGCTAATTATACCTCCTGCGGCTGATGCAGTAGACAGGGGTAGCACAATGTTCTTTAACAACTACAAGCAGTATCTTATGGATGCGCAGATGGTTGAGGGCATGAAGGCGCATTGCATTTGGGGCGACGAGGAAATGCCAGCCAGACTTTTTGAGACACTGATGGCTCGCTTGACCGACTATAGGGGCAGGCTTGTGCTTACGTTTACGACCTTGCAGGGGTGGACGGACTTAGTGTCTAGCATATTGCAAAATGCGGAAACGCTAGAGACCAGATACAGCGAGTACATGGATATGGAGCTACCTGTGATGCAAAAAAGCAAGCAGTGGGCGAATTGCGCTATCTATTACTTTTGGTCAGAGGATAATATCTTTATTCCCCACGATGAGCTATTTGAAAGCTATAGGGGTCAACCGCTTGAAACAAAGCTAGCAAGACTTTACGGGATACCTAGCAAATCATTTCATAGCCGATTCCCTAAGTTTAACCCAGAAATTAATGTTATTCCTCACGATGAGATACCCTTTATTAAAGACCCAAAGCGAGATGTAACTTTATTTCAGAGCGTTGATCCTGCTGGGGGCAAGAACTGGACAGCGATCTGGGTGGGAGTCACTAGCGATAATTGTGTTTATGTCTATAGGGAATGGCCTGATAGCACCTATGGGGATTGGGCATTGCCTCACATGAATGCAGCAGGGAGAAGTGTTGGTAAGCCGGGGCCAGCACAGAGGAATCTTGGTTATGGATATAGGGACTATGCTGGATTGTTTTTTGAGCTTGAGGATGGTGAGGACATATTTGAGCGCATTATTGACCCTCGCATGGGTCGATCTACAATCAAGGCACAAGAGGGCGACACCGACATAATCAATGAAATGAGAAAAGCTGGCGTGTACTTTAGGCCAGCACCCGGTCTTCAGATAGATCACGGACTCCAGAGGATTAATGAACTGCTAGCATGGGAT